ATGCGGCACCTCCTCGTCCTTCACGCTCCGGAACGCCATCCGGTCGAGGTCCACGCGGAAGGTCCCGACCAACTGCTCATCCGCCTCGTCCCGCAGGGCCGCGACGAAGAGGGACCGCATCCCGGCCTGCACCAACACCCCGGACGCGAGTTGACCGTTGGAGGATCAACTGTGGACGAGTATACCGCGAATATCCCCGAAGGTCAAAAGCGTTGTAGTAGAGGCGAAAACTGTCTTCACCCCGACGGACCCGTGTTGCTTTGTAGTGAATTTTACCGAAATGCGCGCATCAAAAGCGGTTTGCAGTCGGAGTGCAAAGTATGTTGTCACGAAGGCCGGCGACTCTACCGCGAAAAACACGCCGACCAGGTACGCGAGTGCGCCCGCCGACACCGTGCCAAACATGTTGATGAGTTACGCGAGCGCAACCTCCGCTACAAGTCTGAACACCGCGAAGAACTGCGTGAAGCCAACCGCCGCTACCGTGCCGAGCACGCCGAAGAGATCGCCGAACGCAAACGCAGTTATCGCGCTGAGCATACGATAGAAGTGCGTGAGTACCTCCGTCGCTACCGCACGGAACACTTGGAAGAAAAACGCGAATCCAGTCACCGCCTCCGCGCTCGTAAACGCAACGCTGAAGGTACGCATACTGCCGCCGATGTTCGTATTCAGGTCCGCGCGCAGACAGACAAGAAGGGCGTCGTGCGCTGTTGGTGGTGTTCAAAGCCAGTAAGCGACGAGTACCACGTAGACCACCGAGTGCCACTGTCAAAGGGCGGTAGCAACGCGCCTGACAACTTGGTAATCTCCTGCCCTACATGCAATCTGTCTAAGAATAACAAGTTGCATTTTAACGGAAGGCTCTTATGAACACGCCTGAAATTGACTCGGTCAATCAAGTAGATTGGAAGGAGTTGCTACAAGCCGTAGGGCAACAGTCGGTGGATTTACTTTTAACCGACATGCCCTACGGCTGACGGAACCACCGCCTGTTCCTGGGATGTGCGTCCCGATCTGGAGGAGTGGTGGCGACTGGTCAAGCCCGTGATGAAACCGCGCGGTGCAGTGGTCTGCACCGCCAGTCAGCCGTTCACGAGCCTGTTGGTCGTGAGTAACCTCAAGTGGTTTCGATACGAGTGGGTGTGGGACAAAACAACTGTCAGCGGGTTTTTAGATGCTAATCATAAACCGCTAAAACGCCACGAGGGTATATTGGTGTTCAGCGATAAGCGATCATTGTTTTTCCCCGTTTGGGGGGTAGGCGAACCCTATGAGGCCATCCGATCAGGAGCCTCACCACTCTATGGTGCTCACAATCGTATCGAAACTATAAATAATGGGCGGCGATACCCGACAAGCATCATTCAATTCAGCATGTCGAACTCAGATAAAGATCACCCCACTCAGAAGCCCGTCGCCCTGTTCGAGTACCTCATTCGCACCTACACCCGCCCCGGCGATCTGGTGGTCGATCCCTTCGTCGGGTCTGGGACCACCGCCCTCGCCGCGCGCAATACCGGGCGTCATTATGTCGTGGGCGACCTGGACGCGGGCTACTGCGAGATCGCACGGCAACGGCTGGCGGAGCCGTACACCCTGCCGATGTTTGCCGACGATCCCGCGCCGGACGCGCCTGCCGTTCAAGTCAGCTTATTTGGAGAGGAATGAAACGACCATGACCCTGTGTACCGGACTGCTAATCATCGCCGTTGCCCTATGGCTATCGCTCTGGGACGATTCCGGTCCGGTCCGACTGTTTACCTGAAAGATGAGGATGGATGGAAATGACACTCGAATATAGTACCGGCAGGGCCTTTCGTCCGGTTGGCAACTGGCTACTCAATTTCGTCGCCACGCCGGATCGCCTGACCGTCTACCTGGACCTGCTCGCCCTGCGGGCGGTGCGTAAGGAAGTCTCGATAACCACCGCCCTGTGGAAGTGGCGTGGCATCGAATACCAGACGGTGCGCAGCGAGACGCACGAGGATACGCAGCGTATGACCATCTACGCGGTGGTCACGCAGACGGACGCCGAACGCACGGCGGTTGCGCTGGCGGCGGTGGATGCGGTAGCCCGGCGCTGGGAGGGGACGGAATGAACCCTCAAACGGATGCCCAACTGGTCGCCCGCAAGCGCCAGGAGGTCGAAAGCTGCCGCGCGCAACCGATAGCGGACTGGGCCGAGACGTGTCTACGCATCACGGCGGGCGACTTGATCCAACTCGTCACCCTGGCGGAGTTGGCGCTGCGGATGAAACTTGTCACGGTCGAAGACGAGCGGAGTTATCTCGTCCTGCGGGATGAACGGGGCAACCAGTGGCCCGTGCCCTGGCCCACCGATAGCGACCCGGAGACGGGGCGCTTGCGGTTGAGTGACGAGGACGGCCTGGATGGCGACTGAAACGGATGAGCTGAGACGCAAGATCGCGGAACGGTTGGGGTGGAAGTTTGAGACCCGCCCGCTTTCGCACTCAGGCGATAAGTTATGGCGTGTGCTTATCCGCCCTTCTGGGGAACTCTTTGAAACCGAAACCGGACAATTGCCGCGTTATGATCCATTATTGGGGGAGAGCGCCGATCACGCTCTTCTGAGGTGGTGCCCTGACTGGACTGGCGATGTCTCGGACGCTCTTGCCCTCGCATTGGCGCACCGCCCCGCCCGTAATGACCTATGCATCACTGAACGTTTCAGTTCGGTATGCTGGGAACAGTGGTATTTATGGGATAATCCCCGCGAGAAATATTGGGGACATCAAGCATATACGCCCGGCGATATGAAGTCATTAGCCCTCGCGTTGTGTCGTTTAGTCTATGCTGTATGGGAGTACGGAATGGAGCAAGCGCATGGCGACTGACCTCTCCCAGATCATCAACGAACAGGATCACATGCTGCTGACCCTACGCACCGCCAACCGGCGACTGGCGATCCGCGTGCGGGAGGCCGAAGAGCTAGCTGAACGCCTAGATCGGCAGGTCAAGGGGGCGTATCACATCCTGGACAGCATTGGGTACACGCCTGGCCCCGATGAGGACCTCCCTCGAATGCTGGCGCGGGTGGTCAAGGCGCGGGTGAACCCGCAGGTTGAACTGGCGCGCAAACCGTGATACCATAGGCGTGTAGAATTAGTCGCACGGCACTCCCAACCCGACAGCCCGGCAGCCTCTCTCCACTGCCGGGTTTGTTGTCTTCATTGACAAAGTATAAGGTTGTGCGCTACCATTAAGCTACGGAACGACTGAGCATCGACCCGCCGGACGATGCCCCCCATCCCACCCCGGCGGGTCACCCTGTGGAGCGCATGACGAAGCGTAAGACCTACCATGACGAGTATCGAGCAAGCGCCGTCTTGATGCTTGAGTCGCAAGGCTATCCCCAAACTAAAGGCGCACTCACGGCTGTATCTCGTCATCTGGGAGTGCCTTGTGCGACGCTTTCGCGATGGTTTAAAGGCAAAAACAATCCCCCTCCGATCAATCTTGTAAATGAAAAAAGACAGGGCTGGCGCAATCGCCTAGACGAGGTGCTTGATACTCTAATTGATGAGATGTTAGGGGCGGTCACCGATGCGCCGCTGAGAGAGATAGCCACTGCGTTTGGCATTGTAGCAGACAAACAATTTCTTCTCAGCGGGCAACCTACCAACCGTCAGGAAGTGACAATACATGACAATCTCACCGACGATGAACGAATGGCGCGAGTTGCTGCCTTATTTGATGCCGCACGAACGCGCCGAGATAGCAACTCACTTCGAGAGGTTGTCCACTGAGCAAGTTGAGGAATACCGCAACTTTACAACCTATAAGGGTCTGATTTACAAGTCCTACAAACACGCGCCTCATCTGGTTTTGCTTGATAGTTACTTGCAGCAGGTTGAATTGTACATTCGCACGCAGGGGGTAGAGGGGATCGGGCGGCTAATCGTGGAGTTGCCCCCCCGCCACAGTAAAACGATGTCCGTCTCCAAACTGTTTCCCTCTTGGGTCATGGGGCGTAATCCAGACAAGCGGATCATGCTGGTCAGTTATGGCGCCTCGCTGGCGGAAAAGAATAGTCGCTATGTGCGCAACACGATCAACAAGCTGGATTATCAACGGCTTTTTCCCGGCGTGCGATTGTCCAAAGACTCGGCGGCGGTTGATGCGTGGGACTTGGAAGGGTATGAGGGGGGCTGTGATGCGTTGGGCATTGAGGGCGCAGCGACCGGCAAGGGCGCTCACCTGCTGATCTGTGATGATATTTTGAAAGGTCGCAAGACGGCAGAAAGCGCGCTCCAGCGGGATAACATCTGGGAAACGTACAGCGTGGATTTGTACAGCCGTTTGGAACCTGGCGCGGCGATCATCATGGTAGGCACACGCTGGCACATTGACGATCCGGTTGGACGCATCTTAAAAGCCGAAGTCGATCCCGACGTAGACGAAGCGGGCGAACGATGGATACGCTTGCGCTTACCTGCGTTGGCTGAGGAAGATGATCCATTAAAGCGTCAGGTCGGTGAGGCGCTGTGGCCTTGGCGCTACCCAGTCGAACGGTTGCTTAAAATCCGGGGCGTGGCGGGTGAATATAACTGGAACGCGCTGTATCAGCAGCGGCCTGTACCCGCTGAGGGCGGGCTGTTCAAGCGGGCGAACTTTAACCTCATCCCCTCTACCGCTGTGGGCGAACTGTCCTACGCCGCACGCTTTTGGGACCTGGCTATGAGCAGCAAGACCAGCGCGGATTACAGCGCGGGTGTGCTGATGGGCCAGGGTCAGGACGGCAGGATTAAAGTGCTGGACGTGGTACGGCGGCAAGTCGAATGGGATGAACTGGCGGCCCTGATGGCCGATACGGCGCTGCGGGATGGTCCGGGCGTGATGATTGGCTTTGAGCAGGCGGGCTACATGAGCCGCGCCGGGCAAGCCCTGTCCGCCGACCCCCGCTTGCACCATTACGGCATTTGGGGGTATCCTAAAGACAAGGATAAGTTTACCAATGCGCTTAACTTTGCCTCACGAGTGGGCTTGAAGGTCGTGGATGTGGTGGAAGCTCAGTGGACGGGTAACTATTTAGACGAACTGTGCAGCTTTGACCGGGGCGCGCATGATGACCAGGTAGACGCCAGCGCCGGGGCGTATGAGATGCTCGACGGCGGATTACCCAGCGAGTCAGGATTGAACTATGCGGACGAGTACACGATTGGCTAAACGTGTGGAACGCTGGCTGGCGCGCATCGCCAAAGAGAGCGACTTAGCACCGTCAGGCTTTGTGGACGCGCCCAATCCCCGCATTGATGACGGGCCGCAGTACAACGATCCTACCGTGCGCGATACCCGCCCGGACTTTGTACAAGCAGACGACCGCCGGCGACGGCGGCAGGAGGAGTAACCTATGCCCCCTCTTCGCGGGCAACAGATACGTGATTTTGTGCATTTGACGGCCACCTTTGTCTCCGGCAGTCCGACCAGTAACGCGGTTTCCATGCGCGGCTATGCAATGGGCATGGCGCAGATCGCCAGCGGCTTCTCTGGGATGTGGCTCGGCGCGCAAATCAGCATCGCGGGCGGTCCGGTGCTGCCCTTGCCCGGTCGATATAACACCTACGGAGACGTAGACGTAGCGACCCAGTTGGCAACGGCGCAGGCCACGACGGCGTTTCTAGCCCCGCTGGCTCCTTATTTCTTCGCCGCCGATGCGCTGTGCCTGTGGTCGCACGATGGCACGGGTTCGGGTATCCCTCAGACGTCCGCTCGCACAGTGACGATTGCGCTGAAAAGCTAAGGAGTTCCTATGGCGTACATTCTGACAGATCGGGCCGCGTGGCTCTTTACCGGGATTACAGGGCAGGGTACGGGATCGGCGGTCGATACGCGTGCCTGCCGTGATTATGGCTACCTCTTTTATGCTATCGGCAAAGCCGGGAGCGGTACGGGAGCCAGCGCTATCCTCAATTTTCAAGTGGGAAACAGTGAGACGGGCGACTGGATGACTCAGTACACGTGGACGGCGACGGCGACCGAAACCGGCACTGCGCAGTTTCAGGGCTATTTCCCCTTCGTGCGCATGTCCGCAGGCACCATGTGGACGGCTAGTGGTGCGGCGGGAACGGGAACTGCCGTCTTGAACGTGCACTATATGCCAGGGCTGGGATAATGGCGATCTGGTCCTCGTGGCAGCGCAAGGTTAAACTCTATCAGGCCCGCCAGCGCAGCGTCCCGGTCTCCGAGTTGCACCGTGCGCCGGAACTGCGCATCGAAGATGGCGTAGACTACCGCACGCCTCCGGTGGTGCCAGCAGGCATACGCACCGGTGGGGCGGCAGCGGTGAAAGCCTTCCTCGAAAGCGATACCACCACCTACCGCAACCAGTTCGATACGCCCCATCGCACCAGCCAGGACGGGCCGGTGACGATGCCGTTGGATGATCCGCTGGCCGAATGGGATTACAGCACGCGGCGGGCGGTGCTCGAAAACTGTCACGCCGCCTACCACCGTAACCCCCTTGCCAAGCGGGCCGTCGATCTGACCCGGCAGTTTGCGGTGGGCAAAGGGCACACCGTCACGGCGCAGAATAAGGACGTGCAAGCGGTGCTCGACGAGTTTCGGGCGGACCTGGAAAACAACGTGTTTGGCTATGACCGCAGCCTCTTGCAAGATTTACAAGTGGACGGCGAACTGTTCATCCGCTACTTCGTAGACACGACCAGCGGCAAGGTCGTCATCGTGCCGATTGCGCCCTGGAATATCCAGAACATTCGCACCGAGCCGGGCTTCTTTCGGCGCGTGATCAGTTACAACCTGTACTACACGATCACCAACGTCAACGACAACCAGACGACCACCGAGACGATTGACCTTAAGATTCCGCCGACTGAGATGCTGCATGTCGCCATCAACGCGCACAGCTACGAGTTGCGCGGGCGACCCGACATCTTCGCGGCGCTGCCCTGGTTGTATGCGTACAAGGATTGGCTCGAAGATCGCTATCGCCAGAACAAATGGCGCGGCGCGCTGCTGTGGTGGGTGAAGATCGCTGGGTCCGTGCCGGGCGTGATTGCCCAGAAGCTGGCGCAGTGGAAGAAACCGCCGACACCGGGCAGCGCCTATGTCAGCAGCGACAAAGAAGAAGTGTCGGTGCTGTCCAACCCCGTCGCCGCCAACGATGCCACCGAAGACGGCAAGTCGATTAAGAACATGACGGTCGTGGCGTTCGGGCTGGCCGATTACATGCTGGGCACGGGCAGCGATACCAATCTGGCGACGGCTACCGCTCAAGCCCTGCCGAGTCTGTGGAAGTTCATTGACGCCCAACAGTTCATGCAAGAGCAGGTCTGGACGCCCATCTACAAGCGTGTGATTCGGGAAGCGGTCAACGCCGGACGGCTGCCCGAAATGGTCGAAGTCCAGGACAGCGACGGCGAGCCGTTGCACGAGCCGGGGAAAGCGCCGAAAGTGGACGATGAAACGGGTGAGATGCCCGAACGCCGTGAGGGGCCGGTCAAGACGGTGGATGCTTGCGAATGCTTCAAGGTCGAATACCCGGAACTGCAATCCGATGATCCGAAGACCGTCAGTGAAGCGTTGGTGCTGGACATGTCGGGCGGCATTGTGAGCAAGGAAACCGCCAGCGGCATGAAGGGGTACGATTATCATTTAGAGCAGAAGCGCATCGCGCAGGAGACCGAAGCCGAGCGCAATGATCTACGCGTCGAACTGGCGACGACCCGCATTGAGCGCGACGCAGATCGTGAAGAGATTGTGAAACTCCATGATCGCGTGAAGGCAAATGTAAATACTGCCTATCACTGCCGGGAGGAATTATTGGCCGCCCGCGCTGAACTGGAAGCCGCAGAGCGCCACATCCT